TACTAATGGCACTTCAGCCGCAAAGGATGTCAATCCCGATTGTGGGCGGACAAGAGCAGTCGATTGCGTCTGAATTGGTTGATCCGCCACTGCTCACCGTTGCGCAGAACGTCATCTACGAACGTCAGGGCGAGCTGAAAAAGCGACGCGGCTGGGTCCGCTCCTACGAGACGTTGAACGGGCTGACTTATCTCCCGCACTGCGAGCGGTTGGCCACCAGAGGAAACGAAATCGTTTGGATTGGTGAGCAAGTCGTAGATCAATGCGAACCTCGAGAAGAGCTCGGGATTAGCTCAAGGCTCCCTGCGGAGACGAACGAAGTCTTTGAGCGCCCGGTGTGGACGCGCAAAGGGGATATTGCGCGTTGGAACGTGTCGACGCTTGCCGAGATCTCGTCCCCTGAACACGGGGCACGTGTGCTGTCGTTCGACTGCGCGTTTGCTGGAGACCTGTTAGCAGAGGTCGGGAACAGTGGGGTGATTGGAGTTGTCTGGCAATGCTACGACGTCGAGAAGTTATTTTTCGCCGCTATCGACGTAGCCACGGGTGCAATTCTTGTTTCGCGATCGTTAGCGGTGTCGGTCGCTACGGACGAGCCTATTCGCATCGTGGCGATGCGCGGATCCGGTGGACTGTGGTACTTCCATGTCTATTACACGAGCACGGAACTTGGCGAAAGCTGCCACCTGTACTATCTATCAATCCCTGCAGCGAACCCGTTTACCACTACCGCGTCAACTCTAATTTCCGATGACGTTCAGGCGTGGGATGTTTGCTGCACTGGGCCAACTGGTTTGGGGATAGATCCGACCTGGACACATGAGCGACGGCTGTTCGTTTGCTATGCGATGTTTTCGACAGCAAATGTATATTTGAACCTGTACATTCCAGACTCAACCGGAACGTTGATTTACAAGGAAAACAATACGGTATCCATGGGAAGGCATGTTGCCATGCGAACCATCGCTGGTCAGCTCGGTTGCTGTTGCGACCCCGATGGCAGGTTCGTTTGGGCTCATGTGGCCACGTCCTGGACTGGTCCGGGATACTCCAACGAGGCCATCAGATGGCAGCTAAATGAAGGACCATGGGCGGCGCCTGGAATAATCTACTTCGATTCATCGGCGGAGATAACGACTGCAAACGCTTCGCACGGGAATCCAATCGGGGTGCATGCTGGTTGGCGCGGGACTTCAGTGGTCGCAGCGGTGACGCGTTATGACAATGTGATATTCACGTGGTCAAGGGACGCGACCGGAAGAACCGACGTTGCCGAGTATACTGCCAATTCAACCGCGGGCTCGATGGGTAACATATCGTCTAGCTACTCTTGCGCCTACAGCCCTTGGGGCCGCCACTGGAACTACCATGGCAGGGACTACTGGCCTGTGGTGCGCGGTCATTCTCCTGATGCGAAGTGTGTCGAATTCGTAGCAGCGGGACAACCGATCGTTGACGCTGGCGAGATCCATGTGTCGACGGGTAGAGCGGTGCAGGGATTGATCGCTTACCCGACGGCAGCTGCAGCGAGCCGCGTGTTGCTATCGGGAGGCAGGAATTCAACTGTTGAATCATGGTATCAGCGCGGACGTTTCTTTTCGGTGTACCCGACGATGGGTCTAGACAGTACCGAAATGAAGCTGACCGTTCTGGACATTTCAGCAGTTGAAAAGGAAATGTTCGGGTGGGCAGATACGCCTGCCGGGTTGTATTTTAGCGGATCGATTCCGTGGTGCTATGATGGCGGGCCTGGTCATGAGCTTGGGTTTGTTCATCGGCCGCAATCGACAATAACACCAGACGGCGAGATAGTAACCGGGATTCAAGTTGCCGTTGGTACGCCGTGGCCTATCGCCACGTATTGGCTGGCACTGTGCTGGGAGCATACCGATCAGCTTGGGCGGGTTTCTAGATCAGCGCCCAGTATCCGTTCGGTCGAAATAACAGCAGCGAACCAGTCGGCTTTCATTCAGTACCAGACGTTGGGATTCACCTCGCATTCGCAGCTCAGGCCGGTGCTTTATGCTGCGGACGCCAATGGACTAAACTACTTTCGAAGCACGCAGGTCATACCCAACGATCCGTCGCCTACAACCGAATCCATTCAGGTGAACATCGCATGGGGAAACCTATTCGTGGCCGGGGCCCCCACGCTTTACACGTCGCAGGGGATCCTGGAAAACAGCCCACCTCCGCAGGCTAGGGTGATTTGTTATTGGGGCAATCGCATTTGGTACGCGAATCAGCGAAGTGTTTGGTTCTCTCGCGAGATTATTGATGCCGAGGAACCGTCATTCAACGAGGCGCTGTCATTTCAAGTCCCGATGAACGTTACGGCGCTGGCGTCACTCGACGATCGAATGGTGATATTCGGTGAGAACGAGATCTATGTCATCTCTGGCGACGGCCCGACTGATACCGGTGAAGGTGGAACATTCACGACGCCGCAGCGGATCCGCGGTGAGGTGGGATGCGTCGATCCTAGATCGGTCGTTCGCGTAGGGAACAATGTCCTGTTTCAAAGCAAGCGCGGAATTGAATCTTTTGACGGAATGCAGTCTAAGGTGATTTCGAGCGGTGTCGACTGGACGATGAAGGACGGTGGTTATACCGAGATAGTTTCCGCTTCGTATGATTCAACCAATCAGATTGCCAGGTTCCTGGCAAAGTCAGGCTTCAGCTATTTGGTGTTTTGTTGGCATAGCGCTTTCGAGCTTTGGACCACGGCCACGATTCCGAGGATATCAACAAGCCCAAACACCACCGTTGTTCCAGTTGGGATCGTGTCAGCATTCGATCGCAACTGGATGAGTATCAACGATTCGACCCGGGCTACTGCCCCGATCCCGAAAAACGCTATTGCTAGAGAAATTGGTCGAACTGAAAACTATGCATACGGTCAATTTGTTGACGGGTATCCCGACATTGACGGCTACGAAGCACTTTTTTGGTACCAGTCCACCGTTGAATTCGCTGACATCAAGTTTGATGGCCTCCAGGGATTCCAACGTATTTGGCGGTTCTATCTTCAATTACGAGACTCGGGAGCAGAAACCGGTATTGAGCTATCCTACATCTGCGACTACAGCAGCCCTAGGATAACCAAGACATGGACGACGGTACCCGAGATAGCTACCGGGATTGCTGCGCCGGCATTGTTTAGGCGCTATGCTGTGCATGTGGCAAAGCAGCAGTCTTCAGCAATCCGCGTCAGGTTTAGAGACTTGCTTAGGACCGACGGCGGCGTGGATGAAGACATCAGCAAGAACACTGGATTCACTCTGATTTCTCTTGGGCTCGAGTACGGAATCAAGCCGGGAACCGGTAGAGGTTCTTCAGGGAGCAAAAAATAATGGCATGGTATGACTACGCGTCTCTGGGGATCATCCCGGCAGCAAAATACATCGGTCGCGGAGTAGCGCAGACAATTGGTGGTCAGAATTACTATGACCCGAAGGCTGCTGTGCTGAATCAGGACCAGGCGAACCAAGACCTTAGAGCTGACTACGGAGCCCGAAATCAGCAGAACGTTTTGCTTGGCAGACTCAATCAGCAGATGGATGGTCAAGGCCCAACGGTAGCCGGTCTGCAGGCGCAACAGGGAATCGCTCAAGCGCTGTCCAACGCTGGGACGCAGGCGGCAAACGCACGCGGGGTTTCTCGTGGGCTTGCGCTGCGGTCCGCTATCTACGGTGGTCAGCAGGCACAGCAGGCGGCGAATCGTGACGCCTCGTTGCTGCGGGCACAAGAGCAGCTGTCCGCACAACAGCAGGCGGGGGGCGTGCTGCAGGCGATGCGCGGCGGGGACATCCAGACTCGGCAAGCGTCGATTGACGCGGCCAAGGCTGATCAGACAGCTCAAATGCAGCGTGAAGAGCTCAAGACCCGCCTGACCGAAGGCAATGCTGGACGCGCGCAGAAGGCATCAGGGGCCGTACTGAGCGCAGTTGGCGGGGCCATCAAAGGGTTGAGCGATATCCGAGCAAAGGAAAACATTGCTCCGGCGCCGATGTCATTTGCCGAGCGACTAAGCCAGCAGCTGCGTGTTGACGACGCCGAACTGCAACGACGTCAAGAGGCCGAGTCCAACGCTCAAATCAGCGCGGCTCTAGCATCGCCAAACGCTAGCTACGGCGCGCAACAAGCAGGCGTGGCGCAAGGTGACGCTGCTGGGCTTTCTCCCGATGGAACCAGTCCGGTAACGGGCGGCGGAGTTGGCGGGGCAATTGGCGGGGGGATGGAGGAGATGGGCCAAGGGCTCATGAGTGATCGTCACTCGAAGGAGCGAATCCGTTTCCTTGAGGCCCAGCTATACGGCGAACAGCCGCGAGCAATCGATCGCTTAGATCCGAATTCGCTCAATTCGATGACGCGGCGCGAGCGTTCGATGGCTGAGCTGCCGGAAGAAATGCGCCCGTTAGATACGGCGAATCCATACGTCGACTCGAAAGCCAACCTGAAGAACGTGCGCCCCTACGAGTACAGCTATCGACCAGAGTACGCTCGTCTCATTGCTCAGGACACCGCTCGAAGGGTAGCTCCCGATGCGCAGCCAGCAGCAGCAGCAGCGGCCTACGGGGATGCGCGCGCGCCCCGTATGGGCGTCATGGCCCAAGACCTCGAGAAATCCCCCGACGGTAAAGACGTTGTTGAGGACACCCCGGTCGGCAAAGTGCTCGACATGAAACGCTCGGTCGCGTTTGCTCTCGCGAATCAAGCCGACCTAAACCGTAGACTTTCGAAGGTTGAGAGGGCTCGCCGATGATTCCGGATTACCTACTGCAGGCCGCCATGGATTCCCAGTACGGGCAGGCCCAGCCGGGGGCAGCCTGGACGGCTCCTCAGGCACCCGTTTCGCTCGGCGGGCAACCGATGCAGCCCGTTTCTTTGGGATCTGTAGGCGAGGCTGTGGGCGCAGCTGCGCCCTATGCGCAGACCGTTTGGGACAAGCTCAGGGGCGCCCTGAACGCTCCACAGCAGCCGGTCACGATTGTGAGTCCACAGGCATCACAGGCGCCACAGGCTGCCCCTGTTATCGCCCCTCCGGCTCCCGCCGCTCTGCCCCCGGAACCCGCCGTCGAGCCCCAGCTGGAGGCAGCTCCCGCGCCTACGGGACCATCCCCGATGTCGTTGGTTCTCGATCGCGCGATAGCCGGAACCCAGCAAGTTGTGCCCGGTGGGTTCCGCCGCACCGGGTACCAGGTGGCGCAAGAGGGACCTGTTGCGATGCCCGGCGCCGACGTCGAGCGGCAGGGGCCGACAATTTCAACCGGGGTCCCGGACATCGATGCGGCCACATTTCGCGCATTGTCACCGCAGCAAAAGCAAGAGTATCTCAGCCGTCTATCGACGCAGGAAACCAAGCCTCTGCGAGTCGGTCCCGAACCGATTGACATGGACTTGATCGATGCGCTGAACCCAGACCAGCAGCAAGAGTATCAGCGCCGGTTGGACGCACAGACATCCATGATTAGCACGGGACCAAAGTCATTGGCGCCAACAGGCGAGCCAATTCGTCCGCAGTCACCGCACGGGCGTGCTTCTGCCGATCTCGGCATGTCTCAAGACATTGCCAGGCTAGGAGAAGAGCAGACGATTGAAGACCGTGCCGCTAACCTGGAACTACAGGGGCGAGCATATGCAATGCAGCAGGCTCGGTATGAGGCCGACGCGAAACGAATTGAAGACGACCAATCAAAGCGAGCTGCGTTTATCGCCAATGAGCTCCCGCGTCTCGAACAGTACATTGACCAAAGAGCAAAAGTTCAGTCAATGAATCCTGTCGATTCGTACAACCAAAAGATCGGATTCTCAGGGCGTCTGCTGAACGGAATTGCACTCGGATTGTCAACGCTCGGTTCCGGTTTGACCGGTGCGCCTAACGTCGTCTGGGAAATGATCCAGAAGGAGATTGACGGCGAGGTTTACAAGCAACGTCAGATCACGGAATCGTTAGGCCATCAATACATGGCAAGACGCCAGCTTTATGCCGATATGCTCGGTCAATTTCTGACCCCAGAAGCAGCGGAAGCGGCCACGCGCTACGCTCTGCAGTCTGCAGCTGTTGCTGAGATCAATAAACTCGGAGCTCGCTCCAGCTCCGACGATATGAAAAATGCTGCCGGTATGTTGTCGTCCTACGCTCAGGTGGAAGCCGACAAGCAAAAGAAAGCGGCGCTGGAAGGAGTGCAGCGCACGCTATGGCAAGACGTGCCTGCTAAGGTTGTTGGGGATCAGGGTGGTATCGCTGGTCTCGTAAAGCAGCTGAAGCAGATTGGGATTCAAGACAAGGATATGGCTCCGATCATTTCGATGATCGTGAACAAGGGGACCGGAGCCGGGGCGGAGCTAATCGGAACGCAGAAACCCACGAAGTCACGCGACGAAATGCGAGAGGTCCAGTATGAGGGCGAAACATCAGTCCCGGTTCCGGATCGGTTCGCTGGTTTCCTTGGAAGCAAGAATCTAAGAGCTGTTGATCATTCTGATGCGGTAAAGAAACGCGAAGCTCTAAATGATGGGGATCGGCTGCTTGAGAGCTATGACCGTTTAGAAAAACTAATCAAAACAGGTTCAACGCTGAACCCGACGCAACGAGCGGAAGTGGAACAGATTTCTGCCACCACGATGGGTTCATGGCGAACGCTCTTGGGGCTAGGTGTATTGTCCGAGTCGGATAAAGAATTGCTGGTTCCGATTTCCGGAATCTTTGCAAACGATATACTAACCCTACGTGACAAGAAAAAGATGGTCGACAACCTGAAGTCCCTGGTGTTCCGGACAATCAAAACCGTAGGACAGACGGCGAGTAAAAGCGATAGCTCATTTATCCCGGCGGTAAAGCCAATCGTCGCAAAGGACATCAAATAATGGCCAAATGGGTGCGAATGGTAAATCCGGAGGGCGTTGTAAAGGACGTCCGGGTGGATACCGTTCCTTCCGCTACTGAGCAGGAGTGGCAAATTGACACCCCCGAGCAAGCCAAGCTTCGAGAGTACCAAACAACTCAAGGATCATCCGTTACCGAGTCGCTAAAGGCCGCCGGGGAGCACGCCGCTGATACCCTGACTTTTGGGGGCTCGACGGCAGCGCTGTCGCAGATACCTGGCTACAGTAAACAGCGGCAACGGAGAGATGAGACCTTCCCTATCTCTGGTGCTGTTGGCACCATTGGGGCATCGGTTGTTCCCATGCTCGGGCAAGCCTCGAAGCTGGGAGCTGTTGGCAAAGTCGCTCGGGTAGCTGGTGAGCCATTGGCCGCGGTGTCACGAGGTTCGCTGGCGCTAGGTGGCGCAGTTGAGCGAGCGATTGCAGGCGAGGCTCCAAGCGTTGCTAGACGGATGCTGGCAAAGGGAATTGGCGGAGCCACAGCAGGCGCCACCGAAGGAGCCACAATCGGAGCTGGCCAGGCTCTCTCTGAGTCATCAATTCAGAACAAGGATCTAACTGCTGAATTGCTACTGGCTCGCATGGGTGAGGGGGCGTCCGTGGGCGGAGTTTTAGGCGGCGCGCTTGGCGGAGCCGGAGAGCTGTTCGGGCTCGTCGGTAAGGGCGCAAAAGGAGCCGTCAGATACGTTCCCGGCGTTGGGGAAATCGTTGGGCAAGATGCTCAACAGCTGGCGCACTCGAAGGCCCTGGCCGCGCTCGGATTCCAGCGTTCGAACATGAACGCGCTGATCAAAAAGTATGGCGTTGGCGCCGTCGACGAAATGGGCAAGGAGGCTTTCAACATTCTTGAGATGGGAAAGCCCGGCGCATTCAAACGAGCGCTCAGCTATGAAATGGGCGAGGGAGCGAACCGCGTTGCCGTCACCAAGAGCGAGCTAACCGACAAGCTCAAAGGGCTATATCGTACACTGGACGAAACAGGCGAGCACTTCCCCATATCTTCGGTAGTCTCCAGAGTTGATAACGAACTGCTGGCCCCGCTCCGAAACTCGCTTTCCGGGAGCGATGAAGCGGTGATTCGTGAAATCAAGAAAGAGCTCAAGCCGCTCTATCGTTCACTCGAAAGAGCGGACAAGTTCGAGACTGCAGCACGAGCCGTTCCTGAAGTAAAGACCAGATTGACCGAGCTAGGTAATTTTGCTGCTCGCGGCGAGTATGAAGAGCTGTCGGCAGCTGCTAAATTGATGCGTTCTGAATTGGACGGACTAAGAGAGTCATACCGATCGATGGGAATGCACGAAGCGGCCAATCGCGTACGCGGCGTATCGAGAGCACTTGGTGCGGTAGAAAAAACCGACGGTAGGGATATCTTCACGAAGATGTCTAAGGTGCGTGACGCCTACAACTTGCTGGACGATTCCGTTGCGTCCGCGGTAGCGAAACACGGCTCTGCCGATGTGTCGTATTCCCGGCTCTGGGAGCTCGCGCGCAAACAGGCTGAAAAGGTAAAGAATTTTACGATTCAGAGGGATCCGCGAGAGACTGCGTACCGCCAGTACTGGGGGATACTAAAAGATGAACTTGCAAAGCAAGCGGAAAAGTCCGGAGTCGGACCACAGCTGCAAGCAGTGAATCAGCGACTGAAGCGAGTTATTGCGCTCGACGAAGTGTCTTCAAAGGCTGCTGGGTTCGCTGGCAACCGATCGGTATCGTTGACGGACACCATCGCCGGAGCCGGGGGGTTTACCGCTGCTGGGCCTCTTGGTGGGCTCGCCTCCGGAATGGCAAATCGCTTCATCCGCTCCGCAGCGGGAGATGAGTTACTGGGCGTTGCAGCCAATCGATATGCGACCTTTCGAAAGACCGTTGACGCCGCGGACGCTGCTGCTGCATCGATTAGCAAAAGCGTCAAGGATGCAATTACTCCGGCTCGAGTAAAGCAACACGTGACCGGGGTAGCGGCACGCCTAGCGGGGCAGTTTGAAGGCCAACGTCAGCTTGTTGTTTCGCGTAATGCGGAGCAAGAGAGATTGCTGGGCGAGCTGAATTCGCGGATGGCCGAAGCTCAAGGGGTTGCTCCGGAGCTGTCAGGGGCGATAACAGCGGCCGTGGCCAGGGGGAGCGGCGTGCTTACCGCCGATATGCCGAAACCCATCGGGACCGGAGATATCCGTGACCGTTCGTCCTATCCGGATATTCCAGATTCGGAAAAAGCCGCATGGCTTCGGAAGCTTGGGGTGGTTCGCGATCCAGTGTCGGTGATTGGGTCGTTGAAAAAAGGCGAACTTACGGGCGAGGAAATCAGCACGCTCCAGCGTTCGCATCCTGAATTGTATGGTCGTATGAGGTCAGAGCTTCTGCAACATCTGGAACAGAACGCCATCGACGGCAATATGCCGAGCTATCAGCAGCGGGCGCAGGCTTCGGTGTTTACCGGGTCGCCGGTAGATGCTACATATTCACCGGACATGATCCAAGCGTTTCAGCAGCGATACGCGCAAGCGCCACAAGAACAGCAGCAGTCCCAGGCTCCGCGACGAAGCCTAACCAGGGCATCAAAACTAGCAGAGCGGCGCATGCCGCAGATCGACAGGGAAGCATGAAATCTACCCCATGGTATGTCGGATACGCAAACCTGGCAGCGCCGATCGACTGCAGGGCAGCCGATCCGTATCGAGCCGGTTCGGACGGCGCGCAAGCGTTGAACGCCCGACGTGCGAGCGCTTGTGGGATCATGGCAGCCAATGCCGGCGGGACTGCGGTAGTGCGTCCGCCGTGGGGCGCCGGAGCAGGGACGAACGACGTGACGCTAACCCTTGCAGTTGGCATACCGATATACCTCGATTTCGATGAAGTGATTTCGGGGACCGCAACAGGCGTCACCATTTTCTGGCCGCGGGACTAAGAGGAGAATTGATCATGAATATCCCTGGAAACAAAAGAGTTCAGCTCGCGGATTTGCCGCTAATAGACGCCGATGTCGGTACGGTTGTTTGGGTTGAAAATCTAGGTGTCAAGTATGAAGCTGTTCCGCGAAGTGCAAAGTCTACGGGAGCGGTAGATGGACCAGCTGACGCATTGACCCCAATTTCGTGGCAGCCTTCTGGAGTTCTCGTCACGACCACCGGCGGTACCTTCGCGGCTAGCGGGATACAGGTAGAGGGCTCAGTCGGCACCGTGACAAATGGCGTGCTGACAATTGACCTCGACAACTCACTGCCGGGCTATCCTGCATTGATGGCACTGCAACCTAGACGACTGATTATGCCGTGTCGACGTTCTGGGCGCACGCATTTGATCGATACGGGCACCAAAATCAAGCAGATTTCCGACCTGTCCGGATATGGATTGCACCAACAGCAAGCAACGTCTACGCGAATGCCACCGCTCGGACTGGGCGGTCTGGATCCGGGCCCCTCGTTCGTTTATGCGAGCCAGTCGTACACATTCGGCACGTCACCTGTCGGCGCGGGCGGGCAGACACAGTGGACCAGGTGCTACGCGTTCTATTCGACGTCCACATCTACACTCGGGGATACCACCGGCTCTAGCAAAGCGTTTTATGTTGGCGCTTGCTCCGGTTCGAGTGACGTATATCAAATAGGCTCGTGCCCGCGCACGTTTCCGAGCATTTCAACCAACGCTGTGCACCTTCTGGTGCTTGTTTTCGACGCATCTCAGTCGACGGATGCGCTAAAGTGTCAGGTTTATTTAGACGGGTCCGACACTCCGCTTGTTACGTCTCCGTATTCGGGCAGTATGCCCGCGTCGCTGCCCGCCGCTGCAGTTGATTCGTTTGGCTGGAACTATCAAACCAGCAACTCGCAGCTGAATGGTGTGATGCTTGGCCAAGCCGACTTTGCATTTGCTGCTTCCGGGGCGACCCTAACAGCGTTGCATACCGCGTGGCTTGCGGCGCTGGAGTCGATCTAATGGCCACCGCGTGGTTAGTCTGCAACGCAGACGGGTTTGCGCTGAACCGCATGCTCCGATGCGTGCACGACGTGATCCGGGTCAACACAGGTCACGGTTATCCGCGCGGCTCCCGTAACGACTTGTTGGCCCTGCAGCACAACGATATCACAGCGACGCATATCCGTGTTGATGACGACGTGCAGGCCATGATCGCCGCTGAGATAGCCGCACCGAGTGGAGCCATTGGCCCGGGAGAACTAGCAACACTCACGTATGTATACGACCACAGGATCGCATCTCCGCCGGATGGTGTCGTGCAGCCCATTCGACTCGATTGGACCGGCGGAGACTATATGCTGGTGGTCCTAATTGGTCAAAGCAACTCATGCGCGCAGCACGAATACACGATCACGGACGCGCCAACAGAGGAGCGCGGCGAGCTGTTGGGTAGTCTAGGGAATTGGTTCGTCTTCAATGGTGGCTTAGCATCAACCCCAGGATGGCGGCGCACGCAGCCCCCGCTGTTCAACGACACAGGGTTGCGAGCTGGATCGTGTGGGGTTGCGATGGTGGCGCACCTGTTGCAGACGATTCCGCGCGTGGCATACCTGCACTACGGCGCTGGCGGTACAGCAGTGGGAACCGATTGGGTTCCAGGCGGCAGCACCAGGTCAGAGTTTGACGCATTTTTGCGATCTGGTGTCGCATCTTTTCCGCATCCGATCACTAGCGCTGCGATAGTGATGGGCAATGGGGAATCAGATTGCGCAACGACGGCGCTAGCGAACGCGCATCAGGCAAATCTAACAGAACTGACGGCTAGCATTAGATCCGCGATCGGTTTCCCGACTGCGCGATTGGTGATTCATGGGCTCGATCCGAACCTAGCCTCGGGAGGATCGTGGCCGTATACATCAGAAGTGATGGCGGCACAATCCGCGATGGTAGCCGCTGATATAAACGCTCGACTAGTGAGCGGAGTCGGATTTCTCGACGGCGGTGTGATCCCCCACGCGACGTTCGCAGAGGCCCGCGCTTTCGGCATCGCTGCCGCCGACGCAATCACTGGAACCTAACCCATGCCTCACCCCCTCACCCCGACCATTGACGCCGCAGCAGGCGGAATGAAAGAAAGAAAAATCCCAATGAAACTAATTCAAATCTCTCTATTGATCCTCACCGTTGCTAGCTGCGCCGCATGGGTTCCGACGCCTACGCACCCGTGTCCAAATCTGTATTGCGCGGAATGGACAGTCGCGGGAACCGATGTTATGATTTGCGCTGAGACCAAGGAAGCATTGCAGCTCAAGATCAGGAGTTTGAAAGCACAATGATCCGAATTCTTACACTTCTTATTTCGCTGCTGCTTGTCGGTTGGAGTTGCGGACCAAAGCCACAACCGGTTCCGCCGGCACCCATTGCCTCCGGAGGCTCGGTATCGACGGGCGGTTCGCTCGCAATTGGCGGCATCGTTGCCGCTGCTGGAATGCCAACCCCATGGACAGCGGCGGGGACGGCTCCCATTGCAGAGGACTGGCCGGCGTGCGAACCGCCGACGAAGAAAGCACGCCCCGTTGTGCGGCACAAGCTGGGCAGACACCGCGGAGCGATCACCAAACGAGCCAAGGCTAGCTACACTGTACTATCGCTTCCTGATGCCGCATGGCCTCCGCTGCTAGATTCGTTGAATCAGCGTGACGTTGGAGCATGCACCGGATTTGCCGTACTGCAATGCAGGCTGACTACTCGATGGCTGTGGTCAGGCACATCCGACCTAGAGGCTCTAGATTTGATAGCTCTTGGGATCTACGCCGGGGCAACAAAACGCGATTCGTTCGCCGGTTCGTGGCCTCCGAATGACACGGGTTCCACCGGAGAATTCGCGCTCGATGAAGCCGTGGCCCAAGGGTACTTTTCTGGCTACGCTGCGGTGACTTCGTTTGAAGAGCTGCAATACGCATTGCAGCATCAACCGTGCATTACCGGTACCGATTGGCCTGAGGGGTTTTTCGCTCCTGACCGCTGCGGCGCTGTCAAGAGAACCGGTGCTATTGCTGGCGGCCATGAATGGGTAATTGAGGGCATTCGATACGAGACCAAGCAAATATTGGGACGCACTTCGTGGGGTGATTTCGGCGCGAAGTGGCGCAAGAAGTCTGGGTTCTTTTGGGTTACGTTCGGCGACTTCAACGCGCTACTTGACGCCGGAGGAGACATCCATTGTCCACGAACCTCGGAAGCAGAGATGACGTATGGACCATAAAATGCGCTCAGCCATCCACGACACTTGGCCGTGTCCGGCAAACGGAGTTGAGGAAAGTGAGCTAAGCGAACGCCAGTCGCTATCGCTCCTTCATCTCAAACTAGACGTGTTGGGGCGCGAGTCATTCCAGCAATCGAATGAGATTAGAGAGATCAAGGCAGATCTCTCTTTGGTTCAGCACGAAGTAAATCGCCACGGATGCAGACTTGGGCTGACAGAGGTTCCAACGGAAACCGTTCCGGAGTCAGAACTCAAATACGTGAAGTACTAATGACAACTTCAGCTGAACTACGACAAGCGCTATGCTCGCTAGCCGCGTCTCAAGAGGGGACCAAGGGAGCTGATAAGTACTGGAAAGAAGTGCTGCAAAAAGATTGGCAGGGCCCATATCCGCGTCACTGGTGCGGCGGATTCGCCCTGTGGTGCCTGCACATTTCTATTGGGTGCGATTGGTTGTGGGGGTTCGGTAAACATTCCGGTTTTCTATGGAGATTACAGAAGACCAAAGATCCGCAGCCGGGGGATATCTGTTATCAGGCTGAACCGTACCAACACCATGCCGTACTGCTTGCTCGCGGAATTGATGGATCCACTACATCGCAAGATGGAAACCAAGGCGCTGCCCCGGGCGAATGCAAACGAGTGTATCGAGCGCACCCTAGATGGACAGCGCACTATTCGATTCAGCCGCTGATAGATGCTGAGATAGCGAGATTAGGAGCAGCAAATGCAGGAACGCCCACCGTCGATAGCTGATCACCGAGATGATGGCGGAGTGGTGAGCCCGCTAGAATTCGCGGTGCTGCAAGCGGCTGCAAAAGATCAAGAGGATCGAATCAAGAGACTAGAAAGCGTGCTGCTCGGGAGTGATCCGCCGCCCGCGTCGAGCTCTCTGGACGTGACCGTGAGTCGAGAGAAGGGCGTTCGTTTGCGTGGTAGCTCATTCGCTATCGCAATGCTGCTCGCCGCTCTCGGTGGGCTGGCGGCTATCACTTACGCGGCCACGAAGTGGGGACCGCCGGCACGATGGCAGCAGGCGGCCGAGGGGGCTGGAGGGCACTAGTCTGGCCCCGGCGCGCACTCATTATCGAACAGATAAATCGGTAGTGACGGCGGATCGTTATCGGTGAGATTAGCTGGCGGGTTTTCGTCATAATCGGGCCGATACACAGGCTTGGTTTTCATCCATCTACTGTGCGCCACGTTGTCATGTCTTTTCATTCTGCTCTCCGTTTCCGCGACCTGGTATCAGGCCTACCCTTGCGTCGCGAGGTGCATGCTCTGCAGATGCTAGCGTAGCCGTCAGGAGACCATTTTGCGCGGTGATAGTCAGACGGAGGCAGCCATTCGCCGCACCCCGACGAGCCCTCGTAGCGTCCGCAACGACGCAGGCGATCGGGAGGGCATTCGAGGCGCGGCAGGGCGACTCGGCCGGTCATGATTTCCCTGGTGGCCTGAGCGGCTTCGTTGAGATGATCCGATCTAGGTTTTCGGCCTCGCGCGAACGTGTATCCTTGCGCAATTGATTTTCCCTCGCAGCCTTTTTGGCTGGGCGGATTAGCTTGGAGCACGCCCGATTCGCTCCGTAGTGCGTGCCACCCATTGCCGCGGCTGTGCGCTCTTCAATGGCTGCATGAGCGCCGTGCGGATCGCGTCGTATCGGGGAATTCCAGACTCGGGAAGATTTCCTCATTTCCCAGTCCTCTCATGCCACCGCTTCCACTTCACTTCAATCTCAGCGGTCGTCCGGTAGATTTCTCGCTCGGACCGTCCGCAGCTATCGGTCGCCCAATCACCGTGGGCGGCGCGGAGCTCTCGTAGAGCGGAGAGCGCGGACCGCGCGTCACCGAGGTGCACGGCAGCGTCCAGCATTGTCTGTGAGCCCTCGGCCATGGTCAGGGAGTGAGCTACGGTGCCGAGCAGGCGGGCTCGTTGGGCGCCGACTGATGGGGCGAGATGGGTACTCACTAGCTGCAGTATTCATGGACTAGCTCCGTGGGCGCACCTGCGACGGGCTCCGTGCGCGCCAGCACATACCGAGGGTGTGACGTGCGAGACACCAGCACCACGCGCGCTGGCTGACGATGCGTCCGTACGATGCGACGATAGGACGGGGTGAGCATCAGGTCTCCCACTGAGGTGTACCTAGCCTCTCCCACGCACTCCGGCGCCGTGTAAAATGTGCCGCGCCAGTCGCGCGGAGGGCAGCAGACGCGGACTCGGACATCACCAGATGCTGTCGATAGTGTTCGGTAGGTGTGCGTCATGATGTATATTTCCTCTCAACGCCCCAAGCCCCTCGGCCAGCGAAGGCGGAGGGGCGGAATGCGGGAACGTCAGGTGGCTTCCACGGCCGCGATCAAATCGGCAGGAACGCTGTCATCCCACTCGCCTAGCGTCCAGGTGCCATCAGTATCCCAGCACACCGGCACCGGTACCATACCGTCATCTACGACAGCATAGACCCGGGCGTGTTGTGATCTGAGGCTGTGCGCTTTTTTTGCGGCCGCATCTAGCGAGCGGTGATTGCTGACGATGCCGCTAATGTAGGTACTGCGGACTACGTATTGGACTCTGCTGGTTTTGGTCATGATGTTGTGTCCTCTCGAGTCCTAGCTATTGCATCCCTCATGCCAACTTGGCCCAAATCCTGATTTTGGCACGCCGTGCGCAAACATCCGTAAATAGTGAGAGACCCCCTACAGAGCGACCTGGACCGAGCCCTCGGAGCCCTCCGAATCTGCGAGATTTCGCCAAGCCTGCTGGCCGAGGTGTCCCAGTTATCGGAGCTAGTTCGTTCAGGTATGACAGAAATGTCGTGCGAAAACCCCGCTGATTTAGAATCGGTTGAAAACCGCGACACCAATGTCATAGGGAAACCTCGTGGGATTGGGAAGGGGACCGAAACCGCGACACGTAAGTCATACCCTAAGAATCCAGCGGCCCGCGCGGTCCGCTAAATCGTCGACAAATGATGTTGGCACGCTCCTCGCAATACATCTAATCGTCGGACGCAACGAGACCTGGGACCCCGAGAGCCCGAGACAGACAGCAGCCGATCACCCTTGGGGGTCAGGAAGGTAGAGAGGGCCCCACCCGAGCTAACAGGACGAAAGCAAACCCCGACCGCTCCGCACCCGAAAGGGCCGGGGCTTTCGGGGTGTCAGTAGAGAGGAAATCACAATGGCAAAACTAGACGCCTCCGATTTTTGCACGCTCGAGACCATGCCGGATTGTCACCGTGCGTCGCATCGCGCTGCCGGCAACTGGGGGATCTACCCGGTCAATGGTGCAGTCCGTGAGCGCATGCTCCGGAGCGAGGCCGAGGAAATCGTCGAGGCGGATGCAGACGGCTATGACCATATCGTCAATGACTAGACAGGAGGCTGATTCTGCCCCGCCCCGGTAGGCCTAGAGCCCCGGGGCATAGGGCATTGAGGACAGCATCATGGCAAGTCGAATATTCGCGACAGATGATCAATGGGTAGAGCGGGTTACGGACGGAGCCGATCCCGGGGTGCGCTACTACGATGGCGTTCAGCGCGGATTTGTGCCCGCGCACCCTCGTACGCGCATCGGTGTGGCAACGGAAGCGGAAATGGCCGAGGCGATGGCAGAGGCTAAGAAGCGACTCCGAGATCGGCGTGAGTGGTGCTTGTCACGGTCATAGTAGGCATACGGATACACCCCCGCCCCTCCGACTCCGGTCCGAGGGGCTTTCGGGGTGTCAGCAGAGAGGAAATCACAATGAAAGAATTACTGGACGCGTGCAGTCGGCTACGCGCAGCACGGTCAGGAATCGACGAAGCGTCATATCTAGTCGACCATATAGACTTCCCTCGAGAGTACGCGTTGATCATCGCCGCGGCGGACGCGGTGAACGCGGCTCACAACGCAATCGTTATGCGTTGCACGCTAAGTGGCCCGACTCGACATTAGGTGAAGCAATGAGCCCGCAAACCCGCGAAGCAATCGAACGCGCTGTCATCAATGACCGCAATGAGCAGGCGTCAAAAATCCTGTACATGCTAGACGACCTGCTGCCCGTGTATTCGGATGCGACGATCACAATGGCTCGCGACTTGTCGTCTGGATTGACGGTCGTGAGACACTCTGAATACGGATCATTTCGCGGAGTGACCGCGCGAGACGCATTCGCGCAACTCACTCAGCGTGCTGATTTGGCGCCGGAAACTGAGAGGTCAAAATGAAACTTGACCCGCTAATTTCCGGCGACCGCTCGAAAGCACTACGTAATCTCGAATCGATCCAACGCAATAGACCGCTCAAGCCACCTGTAAATTCCGCGCTACGACGGGACGAAGGTGCCGTGCTGCCGCAGCACCATGGTCCCGTCCTAGGGCGGAATTTCCCGCTCAAAAAACGCAAGAAAGAAAGCTTCGAGTGATTCGCTAGGATAACCCTATCGTCAAATATCGCAGCAAAGCCCGTCCCGTCGGATTGTTACGGGAATCCGGCGGGGCATTAGGGGATCCATTGAGTGACACCGGAAGCCACGTCAGCGCAGGCTCATGACCTAGGATCTCCACTGGATCGGTCGGAGTGTTTCCGACGCAAGGATCGCCGCACCGGAAACCGGTTCCTTCTTCCAATGTGCTTCGACCGACCAACTACTCACATAAACAACCGACATGTCACGACACCTCAACATTATTACCAATTCATCCGCAGGCCGTTACCAAACGTGCCCAATGTCGTACTACTATCGGCACATCGTAAAGATAGCGCCAAAAGAATCAGCGCTAGCGCTATCGTTCGGCAGTTGCGCCCATGACTGGCTACAACATTTTTGGCTCGAAAGGGTGAAGCCACCAGACTATTCGCAGCTAGATCCGTTCGAGCAAGCGCGACTCCGCGCAATGCTACGTGGGTACGACCTCAGGTGGCGCGAATTCGTTTTCGATTGCGAGGTCATTGGAACAGAAATCGAAGGCAAGGTTCCGCTGGTAAATCCTGAAACAGGAGCGAAGTCGACTTACTGGGAGGTTGCATTCAAGATCGATGCCCTGTATCGACTAGCAGGCGAACTGATCATCGAGGAGCATAAGACCAGTCGCGACACTTCCGACGGCTACTTCGAGCGGCTGCGAATGGACTCGCAGATTTCGACATATCTGATGGCCACGAAATCGAAAGGCTATGGCGAGCCGGATGGCGTTGAGTACGACGTGCTCAAGAAACCCGCGCTCCGTCCGTACGAGGTAGGCAAGAAACGAACTGTCGCCGAAACTCCCAACGAATTCGAAGCTCGATGTTTCGATGCGATTTCGGAAGCTCCGGACGAATACTATCAGCACTATCGCGTGGTGCGGCTAGAGTCGGAGGTCGTCAAGGCGGCGAAGTCTATCTGGGCAGTCGCAAAGCAGATCAGAGAATCGATCAATGACGACTGCTGGCCGCAGAACTCGCGAGCTTGCCGAAACGAGTACGGAAGATTCTGCGAGTACTGGCCGATATGCTCGGGTCGCTCGAATCCAGAAGACTCGATGATTTATGAAAACAGAGAACCGTTTGAAGAGATTTCAAGAGAGGTGATTGAACAGTGAAACCATCGTTATCAGATGTAGTTAGAGGCAAGCAGGACAAGCCGGTAAATGTACTGGTCTATGGAAAGGACGGCATCGGAAAATCTAGTTTTGCTGCTGATGCCCCCGGGGTAATCTTTCTTGATGTTGAAGGCTCAACGGTCGAGCTCGATGTTGAGCGATTGCCACATGCCGAAACACTAGAAGAGGTGAATGACCGGATCGATTTGCTGCTAAACGACAAGCACTCATACCGATCGCTGGCGATCGACACGTGGGACTGGTTCGAGCCGATGATTTGGCGTGACGTAATCCGATCGCGTCCCGGTAAGGACGTCCAGTCAATCGAAGACTTCGGTTATGGCAAGGGGTACGTTTACGCGGTTGACACGTGGCGCGCACTGCTAGCTCGACTCGAGAGGCTCAAGCGAGAGAAGAGCATGAACATAATATCTCTCGCCCATGGTGCCGTCCGAACGTTCATCAATCCCGAAGGTGAGGACTATGATCGCTATGAACTCAAGGTCCATAAGTCGATCGCGGGCGTGCTTCGTGAGTGGCCTGATGCGGTTCTGTTCGCGACTTACGAAACGTTTGCAATCAAGAGCAAGACAGCGCGCAAAGCCAAGGGTGCAGGTGACGGCAAGCGCGTTCTGTATACCGAAGAGCGCCCGGCATTTCATGCCAAGAACCGCTACGGTCTTCCGTTTGAACTTTCGCTTTCTTGGGAGGAATTCTGGAAGCACGCTCGCGGAGCCGGCGCCGAAACCGCGGACGCGGTTATCGCTCGCATCCGCGAGCGGTTCGCTCCGACCGAGCTCGCAACGAAAGCCGAGAACGGTATCACGAAGATTGGAAACGACCTACGCAAGCTGCGCGGGTTCGAGAACTACTTGGCAACACAACTGAAGGCAAAGGAAACTGAAGAATGCGAAACGTAAGAGCGAAAGCGATCAAGTCGATCATCGACTTGATCGGACAGAATGAAACACCGGCCGTCGTTGTAATGTTCGAGCTACAGGACGGAACTAGCGATAACCGACGATGGACAGGCTGGCTCACGGACGCCGCGCTAGAGCGCACCATCGAGTCATTGCGTCATATGGGATTCACTGGGAACGACGTGACCACGCTCGATGGCTGCGACTGCGCGGGGTTGCTTCCGAGCGAAGTCAATCTCGTTCTCGAGGATGAGGTAAATCCGTCCAACGGCAAGACCTACGAAACGATCAAGTGGGTCAACGCTCGCGGTGGCACAGTCGAAGCCAAAAACTCCCCCAAGGGACAAGCGCTCGCAGAACTCAAGATGCGTTTCAAGGCTGCCGCTGCAGCAACCGCGGCCGCACCGGTGAAACCGGAGCCCGAACCAGAATTCGACGAAGACGAATTCGAGAACATGTAACTTCGGGGAACCAGCTTGACGTTGGCGCCAGCCTCTCGGCGCTTGCTATCAAAGTCCCGATAGCGTCCCCTCGTACGGAAGTCGTGAGCCGTGCGAGGGGAAACGGCGGGGCGATTAGGAATAGATATGATTCAAATAACAAGAAAACTGCTGCGCGAGTGGCAAGCCTGCTACTCGAATGAGAAACTGGACGCTACGGTACCAGGATCCGGGTTGACGCCTCTGCAAATACTGGATCTCAATATCCCTGCAGAAGACCGGATGTGGGTGGTGCTGCGAGAACCAGTGATCCCGGCGTGCGAGTTGCGCCTACTCGCGTGCAAATGGGCCCGCGAGGCTCTAGTTGTTGTCGGCAATCCAGATCCGCGATCTGTTGCTGCCGTCGATTGCGCGGAGCGATTTGCTAGAGGAGAATCAACGACGGAAGAACTGGCCGCAGCCTGGTCCGCAGCCAGGGCCGCAGCCTGGTCCGCAGCCGGGTTCGCGGCCTGGTCCGCAGCCGGGGCCGCAGCCAGGGACGCAGCCGGGGCCGCAGCCAGGGACGCAGCCGGGGCCGCAGTCAGGGCCGCAGCCGGGGCCGCAGCCAGGGCCGCACAGATCGAGGACTGCAAATCTGTAATCGAGAATCTATCATGATAACCCACAAGCAAATCCTCCTAGCAATCTCACGTATCATTCGGCGCAAGCGAGAGAAAAATGAAGCGCTCAAGAATGAACAGAAACAACCAAGGTTTGCGCTCGTCGCGGTATTCGGTGAAATCCAAAAGGAACTCGATAAGACGCTAGGTCCGATAGCTGTTCCGGAGTATGAATTAAATCAGAACTTGTTAGAGATGGTTCGCTCGAGAAGTGTCGTCCCTGCCATCGGCGGATTTACGCTACCGGCTATCATGAGTAACGATTCCAAGAAAATCACCAACGACTGGAAACTACCCATAACCGATCGCGGCTAACGTCATGGTTATCTCACTACGCCCCTTCCAGTCGCGCGCATGCAAAGCCGCCTGGCTCGCATTGCAGCGCGTTCGCTCAGTCTGCCTAGTGGCGCCGACAGGGGCTGGCAAAACGGTCATGGGAACATCAATGGTAGCGGCACACTACCGTCGGTCACTTCGGACGCTATGGGTTGCGCATCGAACCGAATTGATAACACAGTCCGCGGCGAAACTGAGAGAGTCGACGATCGGGAAACACGCCATCGGAGTTATTGCTCCGCACCACCCGAGCACGCCATCGTTGCCCGTGCAAGTGGCGTCTATCCAGACTTTGACGTCGCGCGGTTTTCCGCCGAGCGTCGACTTCGTGGTGCTAGACGAGTGTCACCATTATCGCGCGGACGATTGGGGACAGGTCCATACCGTATATCCGGACGCGAAATTCCTAGGCCTGACCGCTACCCCAGAACGTCGCGACGGGCGTGCTCTCGGGGATATGTTCGACGAGCTGATCGTTGCCGCGCAACACTCTGAGTTACTCGCGGACGGTTACCTCGTTCCGTGTGATGTTTATCAGCCAGAGAGAGGCATGGGTTCGAATGAAGTCGCGCAAGACCCGTTGCTGGCCTATCAATCGCTCGCCAACGGTCAACGGTGTTTTATTTTTGCCAGCCGTGTCGAGCAATGTGAAATTCTTGCTGCTCGATTCTCCGATGCCGGTATTCCGGCTAGAGTTGTCGAGGCGAAAAGTCCTAAGCCCGAACGGGATGCGAATCTCCGTGCGTTTCGACAGGGCTCGGTCAAGGTACTAGTCAATGTCTACGCCCTAACCGAAGGTGTCGACGTGCCGGAGGCGTCGTGCGTAATTATCGCGCGCAAAATGGACCACGTAGGGATGTACCTGCAATGCTGCGGACGTGTGCTTCGACCTGCGTCGTGTAAGACTAAAGCGACGATTATCGATCTATCTGGAGCAACGCTGCTCCATGGGTTTCCAACAGAAGACCGCGAATACTCACTTGACGGCGACGCAATCAAACGCACGTCGCCGGAACCGTTGCGAGTCTGTCCGGCGTGCGGAGCGACGTCAGCTGCTTGGCGCTCGTCGTGTCCGGAGTGCGGATTCGTTCCTCCGCTTGTAGAGGCTCCGAAGCTCAAGATATTTTCTCAGGAATTGCGGCGCGTGTTCGCTGGAATGCAAACGCCAGATGACGCGAAGCGAGCGGAGTACCTACGGCTTAGGGATGAGGGTCGCAAGCGTGGATGGAATTTATACTTCGTGCAAAAGGAATACGCAAAGCTGTTCAGGGAGAAGCCGGTGATTGATGATGCGAGCGACGAGGAGAAGCACGCCGTTCTTGCGTTGTTGCGAGAGACCGCACTAGCAAAGGGTTACTCGCCGAACTGGGCGAGCATGAGATACAAGCAGACCTTCGGCCGATGGCCAGCTAGGAGCGCGTGATGTCTGAAGCGATCATAAAAAACGAAATCCGCAAACGACTCTCCTCGCTAGGGATTGTCATCTGGCAGCAGGCTACCGGTCACGGAATGACCGAAACCGGATCACAGATATCGTTCGGTCTATGTCGAGGCTCGAGCGACCTAATCGGAATTCGAAAGTCAGACGGGAAGTTCGTAGCGATTGAGTGCAAGACTGAATCCGGGATGAGAGCACACGAGAACGCAATCAATCGGTGCGCTCGAAAGATGCAAAATAAGGAGCCGTTGACAACTGAAGAACGGCGCGCGTTTGAGCAGCATACTTTCGTTGCGTTGATCAAAGCGTCTAATGGGCTTGCCGGGTTCGCTACATCAGCAGACGAGGCGGAAAGGATTGTGACGAGATGACAACTGAAGCATTCATAGAGGCGGTGAAAGAACCAGAGCAATGGGAGGCGTTCGACCCATGCGAAGGTGACCGTGGGGAATGGTTCGGGTCATCCGAATGGACTAACTGGTCCGCGTATCAACTAAGCGGAACCAAGTTTCGTCGCATACCAGCGCCCGCCGCCGACTCACCCACGGAGATGGATGCAGAGCAGGCGACGGAATGGCTAAAAACGCCGGGGCGAGCCGTTTTCAGTATAAAGACCGGAGTCTTTTACGGCTCCGGTGCAAGCCTAGCTGGCGATTTCCACTTCCGTCCTTTCGCCCCCCTAACCCGCGGGCAGCTGGCGGAGATTGAAAGGCTCAAGGAAGCGCTCAATGCAGAGTCGCGACTGAACCTGAAAATAGGTCTCGAGCTGAACGCGACCAAGGAACAACTAGAGTCCGCCCTCGGCTCACAGAAAGCGGCGCTGGCGGCGCTGGAGCAGGAACGGAACGAGAACGCGCGACTGGTCCACAAAGTGAACGCACTGGTCCGGTGCCACGAAAAGACCAAGAGCGCAATCCGAGAGTACGAGATAGCACCGATCGAAACCGCAGGGAAGGAGTCGGGAGGATGAAACGCTACGTTGTTGGATTCCATTTTGCGCGTCACGGAAACCTGGTTACGCTAATCCGCAAGGACCACCCGGAGTGGCAAGCTGGGAAACTGAACGGAGTCGGAGGAGAAATTGTTGACGGTGAGACGTCGGAATGCGCCATGCGTCGAGAGTTCCGGGAGGAGACGGGGGCCGACATTGACAGCTGGAAACTGTTCGCCACGCTGACCGACAAGGACAAGTCACGGTTCCTGGTAGACTTCTACTGGTCCACTATCGAGGCTTCGGTCGAGTCAAAAACCAACGAAGAGGTGAGCCGTTACGCAACGCAAGACGTGATCATTGGTGACGAGAAAACCATAGCGAACCTACCATGGATGCTTCTGATGGCCCTGAACGACATGAACGGAGTAGACAACTGCGCCAGGTTTGAGATCACGGAAATGGAATGGTACCGATGACCCTCCCCATCCCCCGCGCCGTCCGGGAGACTCGATTTGACTCGTACGGATACCGCATCAAACGGCGCCGCTGGCATTCCAAGTGCAATTGCGAAGAGCCGTGCCAGGGTAGGTACAACTGCACCTGTAAAGCCCATAAGGGGCACCGCTCGACGCCATGGTGCTGCGGAGCGGACGACGACATCGAAAGGAAGCACGGCCCAACGTGTGATGACTGCGCGATGCTGATTCGCCAATCGGAAGGTGCGTCATGAAGGTTCTATTCCCCCGCGCCGTCCGGGAGTTCCTGAACGGCCTGAACGAATGCGCGTCAGCTGGTCGAGAACTGCTCAATATGCGCCAGGGTGACTTGCATGCGGCGATGAGTTGCATGGTAGAGCGAGCGCAAAATGAGCTCAAATCCGAACGTGCGGTGCATGAGGAAGAGGTGCGCAGGCTTTCGTCTAAGCTAGAGTTTTCCAGCGCTCGAGTGCAATCGTTGAAAGAACAGCTCTCCGCCGAAACCGCCGCACGCAAGGAAGCCGAGCGGAAGCTGGGAGCGTTGACACTTGCGATCGTTGAGTATCGCGAGAACATCAACACGTTTGCCGACGATCTACGCGAGGACAAGGCCAGCGCGAATCACGTGGACGCGTGCGACTACTCGATTGGTATCCTGGACATGATACTGCGACGAGACGGAATCACTATCCCCGAGTCCCTCGACGCGACGGAGAAAGCCGATGTTTGAACGATTTACGAGGTGGCTTTGCAGTGTCGGAGTTCATTCATGGGAATACATCCTATGCGAAAGCGGCCACGAATATCCAAGATGTAGACGGTGCGGGGCGTGGGATTTTTACGGGATCGAATACCCATCGAAGGACTGGCCACCTCCGTATCCTGGAATGGAACTTACGTGGCGCAGCATCCACGGGTTCCATGGAGACGACATGAGAAACCGAGATACAGCGGAGAAAGCGGGAAGCGATGGCAAGTGAACCAACGTCAATCCAATGCGAAGAATGCGGCGGGGTGCGCCAAGAATGCGACTGCCCGGACCCTACGGAGTGGCCAGCAGGACCGCCGACGGTCAGCGAAATGGAGCGCATCGTTGAAGAGGACGATCGAATCTACGCCGAGTTAGGCACATCAGAGAAACGCGGTCTGCATGACGCGGTGGTAGACGGCATCTGGGCCAAGGTGACTATCCCAGCGCATGTGACAGTGCAACTTACTGATGAAGAACTGAGGGGCGCGATAAGCAGAATAGGAAGAGGCCTAGCGCGAGAGAACCCGTCGGTACTCATGCGTCTAGGACGGCACGACGAAGGAGCGAAGAATGGCTAACCGTAGGACGAAACTTGCGAAAGGGAATCTACATGAAGGAAGCCGTCGCATCGGCGAAACCACGATCGCCAATGACTGCGGAACAGTGATCACGTTCGATGCGCAAGACGATCACGTCCTGGTCACTCTTGAGGAAGACGAGAACGACGACGAATTTTGCATATACGCTCAAGATGTGAGAGAGCTACTCGGCGTGACAATCCCGTGCGGAACCTGCGCAACCGGGCCATTCAACGGATCGCAACGAAATCCTGGAGCGTGCGCCAGGTACACTCCTATTGCCGCTGGACCCGACAAGGTTAGGGCTGCGGCGAGGGAACTGCGGGAAGCGTGGGATCGTAAGCTGAGAAAAGGGCGAGGCATGCTTGACGTTATTGCGCGAATAGATGCACTTTGCTGCGTACTCGACGATGAAACAGAAGAGGTAGACGGACAATGAAACCAAAACTAGCAAAAGGCAGCGAGTGGGGCGCGTGCGACATCGTAGACGCGGACGGAACGATTGTCGATATCGACAGAACAGATGCGGTCATAGCGATAAACGATGAACCGGCGTACGTTGCCGACCTGTTGGCGATTGTTCGGGTAACTAAGAGCATTGACGGTAAGCCGCTAGACCCGGTTTGGGATGCAGCGGTGTCGGCGCGAGAATGGTGGGATGCGCTTGGACCAGGGCGTCAAGACTTGCTGCCCGGAGACATTGCCGATGTGATTCGCGCCATTTGCCGGGCAGTGGAGGGGGCAAGCGATGGATGACGAGAAGAGAGACGATGTGAACTACAGACGGATACATATTGGCGAAAGAGTGCGCGCTGCGAGCCGATCGTGCGGTATAACAATGGGCGACATGGCGCGCCTTCTGGGTTGCGACGTTTCCCGCGTTTACGGGATCGAACGGGGCGAGCTGGTTCCGAGCGATGCAGAGGCGGCTCGCATTGAGAAGTTGACCGGGGTCCCGTCGACTCTAATCCTGTCTGCCGCTGAGCATCGAGACGAGTCGATGGTGCCGCATGTGTGGATTGACATCGTACGTGTCCGCGAGGTCGCCCTAGAAGGCTGTGACTGCGTGGGTCACATGTCAGCTAAGAAAGTCCTGCCTAACGATGTCGAATACATCCCCGCCTCCGAGCTCGAATCGTCCGAATCGGCGCGCAAACTTGCAGTGGAAGAGACAGCCGAGTCCCGGCACGCTGCGGACGCGATGCGCGAAAAGCTCGAAGCAGCGCAGAGGCGGGTTGCGGAGTTGGAATTGCTACTAGACGCGGCACGGGCAAACGTCGAGGGTCAACGAAAGGCTGCAGAGTACTGGCACGCAAACTATCAGTCCCTACTCACGGAGAAACCCGCCGATGGCTGAACCCAAAACAACACCCGGAACCAGATTCAAAATTCACGAGAGCAGATACCCTGGCCGCGTATATGAGATAACGTACGCCGACGAAAACTGGGTCCGCGCTAGAGTTGTAGTTCGTGACCCGAATGAATTCGTAGACGTTGTGGCTATAGACGCTGGTAGATTCGCTTCGAAAGCGGAGATCATATGAAGACAGCTGGTCCGCCGCATTATTCAGGCAGGCATGCTGCTTCAACACGCAACACCGGTCGACCAAAGAAACCTGGAGTATGCCAATGTGGAAGCACGAAGATTCATCTTCACGGGATGTGCCGAATGTGCGATTCGAAAGCGAACCACCAGCGCTACCTGAACCGGAAAGCGTCATTGGCGAGCTCATGCGAATGCTCGCCGGAAGACACGAGGTCTATGCAGAACCATTGTCAAGCCGATGGCTGCTCGACAACGGATATTGTGCATCAGTCGGAAACGACTTCGAGCTAACCGAAAAAGGAGAACGGTTTGCAGAGTCAGTGGTTTCGAAATCTGGAATTCGAGGTATAATCCATGACGACTAAATCATCGCTGCCTAAACCAGAAGACATATTAATTGCAGGCCCGCGCACATTTGCCGAGGCTGTCATTGTGCACTCGGAGTTCTCTGTTTGCGCGCAACGTGCGCTCTTAGATCTGTCGGAGTTCATACCGAAAGCGATCGAAGAACTGAATGCATGGGCGAGATGGCTTCCTGATGCTAGGGTATTGATTGATCACGAGATAGAGCAAAGAAAGCGCACATACCGTGACACGTACTGAGCAGATCAATCTAGCACTCAAACTCAAACGCGGAGGGAAGGGGCAGGGGCCTTCACCGCGTGAAGTCAAGCTAGCGGATGCTCTGGGTTTGAGAGTTCATGTTTTGATTGTAACCGCAAAGCCAAGACCGTACCCGCCGCACTACACGATAGACTGCGGGTGCATTCGTCGTGGTATAGCGATTGAGATAGACGGGCCATCGCATCGGGTTCTTGAAGTTCAAAAATCCGACAGGAGAAAAACCAGATTCTTGAGGGCTCACGGATGGCGTGTATTTCGGGTAACGAATGATGACGTCGATAAGCGGTTTATGGAAACAGTCAGGCTACTGCAATCGAGAATCAATCGCATATGACATTACTGTCGCCATCCGCTGCAACTCCCATCATGGTCACTTTCGCTCTCGAATACGCGCGTCGCGGATGGTACGTATTCCCGCTGCATTCGGTGAACCCGGATACCAAGCGGTGTACATGCGGAGATCAAAAGTGCGAGCGAACGGCAAAGCATCCGCGAACGAAACATGGAGTAGACGATGCAACGATTGACGCGACGAAAATCAGTAAGTGGTGGAAGACCTGGCCAAACGCAAACATCGGACTCGCGTGCGGCAAGTCCGGGGTTGTGGTCGTTGACGTGGATCCGCGCAATGGCGGCGATGAAACATTTCAAGAATTGGAAAAAGCCAACGGTAACCTGCCTAGGACTCCGATGCAGCTCACCGGGGGAGGAGGCGTTCATTACTTACTTAGACGACCCATCTCAAGTGATACCTTTCGAGGTCGCAAACTCCCCGGCGGAATCGATATCAAAGCAGACGGAGGATACATCGTACTGGCACCATCATCTCATGCGTCCGGGACTCCCTATCGCTGGGACGCCGGACGCCACCCCGATGACGAGCCAATCGCCAATATCCCAGAGCGATGGCTTTCAATACTAGTTGTCCCCGCTGGTGGTGAGCAATCTGAAATACTGCCTGAGGATGGCCTACTAGGCGCAGCATTCAAGGCGGCAGGGTGGGCAGGGCAATCGATAACGCTCGGTCGACTCAAGGTCCAATGCCCGTGGGAATCGGAGCACACTTCGGGCAATCGATTCGACGGCTCGACGGTGGTGTTCGCCCCGAACGAAGGCAAAACGACCGGGCACTTTCACTGTGCGCACTCTCATTGTTCGAACCGAACGCTCAAAGACGTGCTCACAATCCTTCCGCCCAAGGCTCTCGCGGAAGCCAGGTCCCATTGCAAGCTCCCCGTCAACCACCAGCCGCCGCCCGAGACCGAGCCGTCGCCGGACACCGGGGAACCTTGGACAGAATCGCTCCATTTGACGTCTGAAGGGAACCTGACGAAGGCCCCGGGCAATGCCGCCCTACTGCTCGCGAACCTGCCAGATTGGCGCGGAGCCGTCCGTTACGACTCGTTTGCGGACCGGATCCGATGGTGCCGTCCAGCCCCAACGCTCGAGGGGATGCGGGGACCGGTGATTGGAGAGTGCCTAGCAGAGCACCATGTGACCTATGCGCAAGCCTGGCTGGCGCGGCACAGGCGCGTCGTTTTCTCGGACCAGGCTGTACGTCAGGGTCTAGAATCAGCGGCCCGCAAATACGCCTACAACCCGCTCCAGGACTACTTGCGGACGTTGCAATGGGACGGAACCAAGCGGATTGATCGGTGGCTCGCTACCTACATTGGGGCCGAAGATAACGAGACCAACCGAATCATCGGTAGGTGGTGGTTGATCTCGGCCGTGGCCAGGGCAATGGAGCCGGGCTGCAAGGTGGACCACGTTCTAGTCCTCAAGGGCAGTCAAGGGATGAAAAAATCCAGTGCTTTCATTGCATTAGCTGGCGCAGTGTGGGGGTTAGAATCGGTTCCATCGTTACGGGACAAGGATGCAATGCAAACACTTAGGGGTAAGTGGATTGCGATCTTCAGTGAGCTAGAGACGATTCGAGGGGCCGCGCTAACCCTGGTGAAGGACTACATTACCCGGCAAAACGATACGTTTCGAAAGTCATACGGGCGCGAACCGATTGATGTTCCCCGGGGCTGCGTGTTCGGAGCAACCGCCAATGAGCTCTATTGTCTTCCGCAGGATGAAGAGAATCGCCGATGGTGGGCGGTTGCGGTTGGCTTCGTTTTGACTGAGGAAATCGAAAGGGACCGTGACCAACTGTGGGCTGAAGCATATCACGAGTGGGCTAACGGTGAGCGATGGTGGCCAGAAACCGCCGAGCATATCGAGCTCTTGAAGGAAGCCCAGCGAGAATCTACTGAAGAAGACGATTGGTTATCTCCGATTACCCGCTGGCTCTCGGAGATATGTGACGACCAGCGCGAGAACGGGGTAAGCACTCGGGAGGTCGCGCACCGGGCAATCTTGATTCCGTTCGACCGTATCTCGCGGTCCGACAATACCCGAATCGGTCGCATCCTGAGGTCGCTCGGATACGAGCCGCGGCAGCTGAGAGCGTCGGGCGTTAGGGAGCGCAGGTACTTTCCGAACGTCACTACTGTCACAATGCGTCCCAACCAAAAACCGGATACATGTGACGAATCGTAAACCATTGAATTTACTTATCTTATGTTCTGCTGTCACTACTGTCACAACCTATATGAGTATAGAGATATATATGATAGTAGTACTAGGAGCACGTACCCATTTTGGGAACTCCTAGGAAATCGGTTGTGTCAATGTGACATTGTGACGGCCCGTCGTTCAAACAACAGCCAAGGAAAACAGAATCAATATGTCGATATCATTACAGAAACTGCAAGAATTATTCAACAGCCGCCTGGATTTATCCAATGAGCTTGCACAGGTCGAACAGCGGATTCGTGAAATGATGGGTGAGTCGGCCCAGACCGAAGCCGCAGGTGCGCAAGATTCTACGCGCCCCAGGAGAGGTCGCAAACCGCGTGCCTCGACGGTCGATGGGCCAGGGACCGGTGACACGAATCAGGTCGATAGTGCTACCGCAGTAGAGGCACCTAGCTCGCCCGCTGGCGAGTCTTCGGGTCCCACAGCTGTAGGGGTCGTGCTGCTGTCAGCAATCAATCCTGGCACGCAATACAGCGGCGCAGAGATATATCAGGCCACCCTGGACTCGAGCTCTCCCGATACCGACCCGACCGAACTGAAAGCAGCCGTGAAATCGGAGATACGTTCGTTGGTAGAATCAGGTCACCTGGCCAAATCAGGTGAAGGCCCGGCCACCCGGTATACTAAGACGTGCTAATCTAAGGGTGGGGCCCGGGTAATTCTGGGCCCCGCAATTACCAATGGCAATTCGAGACGATATCGAAAAGTGCTTGGTTATTACCAGAATGTACCACCCAGATGGATATTTCTTGAGTCAAGAGGACTCCGATGAAATCAGGAGATATCGCGACCCTAAGGCCCCATTGGTATCTGGATTGTCCGATCATGTATTGGTCCAGATGGGAATCAAAACCGAATGAACAACTCACAATTAGCCTTCGAACTACTGAGAATTCACCTGGGAAAACATGACGTTCCGCCAGATGTTGAAAGCCTTAGGTCAGCTATTGATTCGGGGCTTGTTGTGTGTAACGGGATGCTGCCATCGCTTACCTACGCTGGAATTGCGGCTATAGACAGAATCACTGTGGGATTGAATGAGACGGTGGTATCATGAGGACGCGAGTTACAGAAATCCAATGGCACATTCGATTGCGTATAATGGTTGGTGGGTGGCTGATCGAGTTGGGGGAAAGGATTTACTGATGAACCCACGGCAACGACGGATAATTATCGCTAGAGTGCTGGATCCGAAATATGAGCATCCAAAATCGATGCGGTGGGAGATCAGAGTCAAGCGCATTTATAAGCGAATCTATCCCGATGGAATCGAGGCGCTGGTACTTAGTCCAAGTCCGATATTGGGGTTGGTGAAACGTGACAATCCTGGCGACTTATTGTTTTTGAGAGGCGATTATGGTGGCTAGAGACGCCCAAACCACTACTCCCTCGCGCCCGCGAGCTCGATCAATAGAGATTGATGCCGTGGCTTCCCCAGCTCACGTATGGGAGGTAGTAATCCCTCCTTATGCAGCATCGAAACCGAAGTCGCGCGGTGATGCTGTCAAAGCAATCGCCAGAATGATGGCAGAGGGCGAATGGCGCACCGGGGTTTCGGCGCGGCTGCTTTCTCCCCGCTGGAAGATGACGGTTGGAAGCATCCAGAACGTGTCGGCGGAAGCGTCTAGGATGGTCAAGTGCGTCGTCGACCCTAGTCTGCTGCTTCGCACGGTGTCAGAGTCAATCGAACGACTCATGGAGAACGGTTACGCCGCTCGCGAAGACGACAACATCAACGGGTCTACCGTTGCATTTACCAAAGCCGCTGAGCTTTGCCTCACGCTCGCAAAGGACGCAAACCCATCAGACGATCGCTCGCAAGAGGATGTTCACCGGGCACTTGTTGCCGCTGGTTGGACCCCGCCGCCAACATTACTCGGACTGCCAGCGCCGTCTGTGATGCTACCGGCAGAACGCACTGCGAAGGAAGCAAATGATGACGACGACGATACCTAGAAATACAACCATGAGGCGAAGCATAGCTCGCAATTGGTCAGCTGTCGAAACCGATTGGTTGCGATGGTTGACGCTTTACGTCCACTTGAGGATCATAGGATGAAGACTTTCAAAGCAATTTCGGTAAGGTTGTCTGAATGCATTCATGGCGACGGAGCCCGGACATACGAGCGAGGAAAGGTTGGGGTCCTGCTTGTAATCCCGGAATCAAAGCAAGCTATTGTGTCGATGAAAAACGGGCGTGCTTTCGTCGCTGGCTATGAGAGTGCTGAGCTTGCCGAAGGTGAACTCGACAGATTGCTCGAAGTACCATGGTGCGATAAGTGCGGACAGACGTTCGAGACTGGGCAAGCGCTTGGATCGCACAAGGCGTTCGTGCATGCTGCGGAGAAAATCAATCCTCTGCAGGCGAAGCCGATCAAGCGCTAGCGATACCATTCAGGCAATCGCATCCCGAGCTTATTCGACTGCCTTAGGTTCTGGTTCCTCGCCGTGACCAACTTCAGCTCAATGTCATCCATTCCGGCGATCGTTTCGTCTTTGGACTCGTGCGAATAGTGGTGAGCCCTGCGCCAGTCGTATAGCCACGCGTCGCACGAGTGGTTTCGCATGCCGGGCTTTTCTTCTTTCTGTTGCGCATCCTTCCAGAGCAATGCTTTCGATTGCTCGTCAAGCGTGTCGCATGCTCCGTCAACGATGACAGCCATTCCGTTTGCGTAAGCGCCGTCAAGCAGCTTGATATAGCCGGCTTTATCGTTCTTTTCTGCGTTGATGATCGGAATTTGAAACCACTTGCGCATTTCGTTTAGATATCCCTTGCCCAACGCTCCGTGGTCACCGACGATGAATTCGTAATGGTCGCGAGAGTCTAGTAGCTTTATCTGGTTTGCGAGGTCTCGCGGAGTATCGAGTCCGGTTGGTTCACTTGTCCATTCGCAGAATGTTTCTGGCAAGTCAGGGCACCAAGCGGCACAGGCTAACGCACAGTTGTTCGACGCTCCGATGTCGACTGATAGACCGCGCGACCATTGGTGTCCTTCTGGCAACCGCGGAACGCGTCTCGCTTTCTCATAGTTCGGGTAGCATCGGCCGTCGGTGTCTTGGATCCAGATGCCATCCTCCCATTGCATGCGAGTGATCGGTGGCAGCTCAGCAAGCGATCGTTGGTACTCTTCCCAGATACATCCCGGATTGTCTTTGGGATGCGCAGGGAAGAAAACTCGGTAGTCACCTTCAGCGGTATCAATGAACTTCGCTGGCGAGCCCTCAGGAAAGCGATCGGTTTCCTCGATGCCATAGCGCTTGCGAAGAAAGTCATGCGCTGGTCCACCGGGGTTAGTTCCGATGCGAAAACGAAGCGGCAACGACTTTGGGAAGTCTCGAGTTCTTCGAAGTCGTCCGAACATTTTGCGAATGTGATCGGGCTCGAATTCGGAGCCCTCCTCGATTGCAATGTACTGAAACTCACTCGACTTGTATTGACCGAAATCATCATCGCAATCGAAGTAGCCAAAGCAGATCGATGCTCCGCTAGGAAAAACGAACGAGGAACTCTCGTCGTGCCATCGAGCTGGAGAATTCAAGAACCATGAGCGAGCACGATGCAGCAGAGCCCCAGGCTTCGTGAGTTCCTTATATGTGCGCCGTAGAATCAGTGCGGAGTACGTCGGAACCGATATCCCTTGGAGCGCTCCCATTAGCAAGACGTCGGACTTGCCGCAGTTCGCGCGGCCGCCGTACATCGCCTCAAGGACTCCAAGCGAAAGAAATTCGCGCTGCCTAGGTGATGGAGTATGCGGGCAATATAGGGACAATTTCTCGTTGCTGGCACCTGAGGGTAGCCTTAGGGTTTTGCTTTTCATGGATTGGTTCATGTTTCGAACAGCATGTCAGCTAATGACCTAGGAGACCAATCGGAATGTTCGTCCAGTAAGGCCCTAGCCGATGTACTCGATGTACTTGAGCCATACATGGCTCGCGTCACTCGCATTGACGTAACCGAGTCGAGAGTGTCCATCGATATCGCTCCATTGTGGCACGATGAGAAGGGAAACACGATTGACTCGAGCTCGAAGCCTGAACGAGTCGAGACACTGCGACAACACCTGCCAGGGGCCGTGTTCCCGACGAGGCCCAAATGATTCTAGATACCGTATGGCACGAGGATGCTGAGGCTCGCGAGACTTCGGATGAATTTCTAAAGTGCTTTGATGCGTTGAAAGAACAGCAGTCACTGCGTGTTCAGTTCGATCGGTTCTGGTGCTCGCTCTATTACGATCGGGCTTACCAGGGTTTCTGTGATGGTCGCGACTGGGGTGACATCTTCACCGAACTGCTGGAGCCCAATTCTGGGCGACTCAACGAGAACGTAATTCTCCGAATCGTCGCTACGCTCGCAGCTCGATTTGCAAAGCAGAAGTCAAAGCCGCAGTGCCTAACGACGCTCGGCGACTGGGCCCTGCAACGGCGTGCTGATCGTTACTCGAGACTATTCGAAGGTGCGATGCACGAGATAAAAGTTTACGAGCTGCAACGCCAGTCAGACCTGACTGACATCATTTGTGGAACCGGAGCAATCTACTGCACGAGCCGCAAGTCTAAGCTCATAGGTCAAGCGGTTCCATGTTGGGAGCTTTATACCGAGATTGCCGACTCGCGCCGGATGATCCCGAATCGAATCTATTGGCGACGCATTCTTGGGCGTCGTCGATTGATGAAGCTATATCCGGAGCGCGCCAAAGAAATAGAAGGTGCACAGTCGGTAGAGACTCGGGAGGCCTTCGATGCATTCGGGGCTTATGATGTCGACGTCGTTGAAGTCGTGACCGGTTGGAGTTTGCCGACTGACGAGGACTCTGATGACGGTCGAGTAATGACCGCTATTCGCGGAGTAGTTCTCGACGATGCAGAGTGGAATCGTCCTAGGCTTCCTTTTGCTTTTTCTCGCTACATGCTCCCGCCTGACGGCATGTGGGGGATCGGTGTTGTTTCCGGTTTAGTTGGCGCGCAAGCGGAGCTCAACCGGAGCCTGGCTAATCGGCAGACTGCGCTTGAAATGTGCTCCGCCCCGTTCATCGCGGTTGAGCGTGGATCGCAAATCGTCGACTCACACATGAGCGACCAGATCGGTCGTATCGTCGAGTATACGGGAACGATGCCCAGTGTGGTTGCCCCCGGTACTCTGCATCCCGAACAGATGCAGCATACTGACCGTGTACGTGGCTCAATGTTCTCAGCTTCGGGGCTGTCGGAGCTCGCTGCTACTTCTCTCAAGCCGGCGGGGCTCGACTCTGGTAAAGCCCTGCGCGTTTACGCTGACATGATGGACGATGCATTTCACGACGCGATGCTCCGTCGTGATCAGCAGATTCTAGATCTTGCTGAAATCATTCTCGACGAAATCGAATCGATCGCAGAAGACACCGGCAGCTACAAGACTAAGTACGTCGGGCCGTTTGGGATCGAGAAGATCGAATATTCAGACATCTGCATCGATCGCGACTCGATGTACCTCAAGGTACTTTCAACATCTTCGCTTTCATCGACGATTGCCGGTCGTTTAGAAGACGTGGTGAGTATGCAAGAGGCAGGCGTTGAGCTGTCACCAGACGAACGCGAACACTTGCTGAACATTCCGGATTTGAGCGAGTCAAGCGAACGACGCAACTCGATGCCTAATTTGCTGCGCCAGCTCGTCGAAGAAGAAATGCTCGGCGAGGGCAAATGGACAACCCCCGAGCCCCGGTGGAATTTGCAGAAGGCACTAGATATCGTCTCGCAAACGATTCTCATGGCCCAGATTCGGAAGGCGCCAGCTGATAGAATCGATATGTTGCGCAAGTTTGAAGTCGAGTGCATGCGGCTTGACGCGCTGGCAAAGTCTGCGGTCTCCGTCTCTCAGCCACCACCAGAACCACAGGCAGCAGCAATGCCGCCAGCAGTGGCCCCAGAAATGGGTCCAGAACAAGCGCCTGTCCCAGTGGAGGGACAGAGCCCCATCGTAGGCGGGGAACAGCTTACAGGGCCCGATATGGGCCAGGGAATGATGCAATGAGCGAAATCGCAACCACTGGAAATACAGTTGAAGCAGTAGACGGCGAAAGTGCCGCGATTGAATTCGCACAGGGTGAGCAAGAGACGGAGACCCCGGCAGTAGAAGAAAAGAAACCGGAGCCCGTCGTTGAGACTAAAACACCCGAGACGATTCTTGCGGAAGCTGCGGCAGAAAAGAAAGCCGCTTCCGAGCGGCTCGAGAAGGTGAATTCGCAGATTGCGTCGTTCGAGCGACAGAAGTCCAAGTTCGCTGAGCGTGAAGCGCGTCTCATCGAACGTGAGAAGGCAGTGGAATCACTTTCATCGGTGTCTGACATTACCGCGCACTTGGCCAAGCTGCGCGGGGTCACTGCTGATGAAATCTGGCAAGAGTGGGCTGAGGAGATCAAGGGCGGCGGTAAGCCTTCCGAAGCTACGATTGCCAAGCGGGAGCGCGACAAGTTGCGTCGCGAACTCGAAGAGTCGAAGGAACTCGCAACCAAGCGCGAGCAGGAACAATCGCAGGCAGTTGTCAGTCAATGGGGAACTGAGATGGATGGCATTCTGGCAGCAGAAACATTCAAGACCTCATACCCTCGACTGGCAGCGATCCCTAGCGTGATTCTCGTTGACGCTTTGGTTTCGAAGACGAAAGAATTTCAAGCAGAACATTCCGGTAAGCTGCCTCAGCACGCCGATTTACTCGCGTGGCTGGAGTCGCAGTGTCCCGAGGCCGAGCCGCCAAAGCCGGTAGTTACAACGACTGAAGCGAAAGCTAAAACCAAACCACGGATCCCCAACGATAGTGACGCTTCCGCGTCCATCGGTGCGCGGAACCTATCGGAAGCAGAACGAGAAGAGCTGGCAATCGAATACGCAAGCTCTCTCTAAGGAGAAGTCATGGCGGAACTCAATCTAACTACCGTTGCGGGCATCTACAATCGGCTGTACCCGGACGGAATCGAATCACTCATCCTTGGCACCAGTCCAACCCTTGGCCTGGTAGGCAAGGACATCAAAGTTTTTGACGGCCTAGGCGGCTCTGGTAAAGAGCTGCTGTGGGAAGTCAACGCCGGCACGGGCGCAAGCGGCTCTTACGCCGTTGCGTACGCGCAGCCTGGCAATGAGACGTTCGCGAAGCCCTTCGTGACTCGTGGACGCCTGTTTGCTACGCGTCAGCTCAGCCACGAAGCGTGGCGTGCTGCCAAGGGCAACGGTCGTGCGTTGACCGATTTGGTCAAGCAGGCAGTCAAGGGCGCTACTTACGAGCTCAAACATCGTGCGTCGAGCGTGTTGACTGGTGGGCTCGGTGGCTCTATCGGTCGTATCAGCGCAACGTCGAATGTTGGCACGGCCACTATCACGCTGAGCGATCCGAGCGAATGCGTCAAATTCAAGCCGAATCAGCGACTGCAAGCATTTACCACGGTAGCTGGCGGCCCACTCAACGCCGGGGCTGTCGTTACGTTGACTGCCGCTGGCGTCAACTATGACACTGGTCAATTGACGGCTACCGGAAACTGGTCAGCTGCCATCGGAGCGATTGCCGCATCTGACTATCTCATTCCTGAAGGTGACTTCGGAACCGTGCCAGTCGGCATGGATGCTTGGAATCCAACGACCCTGATTGCAGCGGGTGCCGGCGACAACTTCTTCGGGGTTGACCGTGGCGGATCGGTTCCGATGCAAGGGACGCGCATGGTCGTCACCGCCGGGACAATCGATGAAGCAATCGTGCAAGCGGCTGCTCGTCATTACTCAATTGGTGGTGTACACGACACCGCGCTTTGCAATCCTCTCGATTTCGCGACGATGAAGCAGGACCAGTTCTCGGTCATCGTCAAGAACGCGATTGGATCGAACAAGAAGGAGATTGCATCGGTGTCCTACAAGGGCCTTGAAATCCAAGGGCCTCAAGGACCAATCGCCGCGTTCGCCGATCCGTTCATCAAGCGCGGTCGCGTTCGGTTGACTCGCATTTCTTCGTGGACCCTCTGGTCCCTCGGAGAGATGTTTGGTCGGATGACGGAGGGCATGGGAAGCGACGGCGTGCTTCGTCTCGCCGGGCAGGATGCGTCCTACATGGTGTTTGGCGGGTACGGAAACTTCGTTTGTGAACGTCCGCTAGACTCGATGATTATCACCCTGCCGAACGCGCCGGCATAAGTGGAATGGTAGGGGCTCTGTCTTTGGACGGGGCCCCAGTCAACCGCACCTCAACAGCAAAGGAATTCAGAAGAATGCAACATCCACTTATGGCGGCCGCTCGAAAGCGAACGTTCGTTTGCGGCTCGTGGGAATCAGACGGCGCCTCGGCCGTGGTAAATATTCGCGGGGACGGAACTACACTCCGAACTGGCGTCGGCGTCGTAACCGTTACCTTCGAAAAGGACATGGGAACGCTCATTAGTGCGCATGCCAGTATGGACGCGAATACCGGGGATCAAATCGTTCGTGATCCGGTGGCAACTGTCGTTGCCGGCGTTACTGTTCTGACAATCACAACGATTGATATCAGCGGTGCCGCTGCCGCAGATACCAACGGACCGCGCGTGAACTGGTCTGCAGTATTCAGCGGACAGTTCACCGAGTAATCAGATGGACTCCAACCTGTACATTGACGAGCTTGAAAGCGCATTGGGGCTCAAGATCAAAGATCGCAAAGCCTTTATGATTGCTTTTAGCGGACTCGTTTCATCGTGCGGAGAGAATGAAAATGGCGAAGACGAAAACGAAGACCAAGGGCAAGGGAAAGGGGTGCCGAGCGTAGCTGTTATGCTCGGTAAACCCGGACTCAAGAAAGCGAAGTAACCCCCATGAATCGTGCAGATTTGCGGCTGAGAATCCGTCAACAAGCGGACATGGTGGACTCAACGTTCATCGATGACACCACGGAACTAAACCCGTGGATTGAATCTGCAACTGCAGATCTGTACGATTTTTTGGTGTCTCGATTTGGCGCTGCAAGATTCGCAAAAAACGCATGGATAAACGTTCGACACGACTGGGCAGAAGGAGCTGGCTACACGACAGATCCGTCCGTAGCGTGGCCGAATAATGTTCAGTCATGCACTGCGGTCGCCGGAACCAACGAAGACGTGGTTCCTTTGGTGTCTGTTACTCCGTCGCCCGGACACGGGATAGCTAGCGGATACCTGCTGCCTGCTGACTTCCGACGCTTAGTGCGAATCCACTTTACCCCTGGATATGTAGCCCAGGTTCAGACGACCAGAAACGTTCCACTTCCGGTTGTGACGTACAATAATCCAGTTTGGAGACTGGTCACCACGGGCGATGGTTCTTACTACCCGATGCGACCGCTGGATCTCGAAGGCGGAGTTATCGACACGAAGCAGCGGTCATGGACGGAGTTCGTTCCGGAGTATCGGCTTGTGCATGGCCCACACAACTTCGGATTTGGCGCGCCGACACAAGCATGGTTGCTCTGGACCAATGCGACCATCATCCAGTTCTTGCCACCGCCAGCAGCACGCTACGCTGTCCAGCTGTTCTACGTTCCAAAGGTTCGGGTTCTCCCGGATGACATTGAAGAGTTTGGGTACGACTTCCCAGAATGGATCATTTTCGAATGCGCTGCGCAGTGCCTGGAGAAGCAAGAAAGCGACGCGCGTCCCCTTAGGGCAAAACTCGAGTCGGTAAAGAACCGAATCCAAAACGACGCACGCACTATTGACGTCGCGAACCCAAAGACCGTTTCAATGTCGAGCGGATATCACGCCCAGGTAGGGCAGAACCGAAGGCGCGGTGCTCCTTGGCCGCGGTAGCTCGGCGCCCGGTTCGCAGCGGGGCGCCACTGTCATCCAACGCGGGCACGGATGACATTGCTCGGCGCGTCAAGGATCTCGAGATCCGGAGAAATCCGTTCTCATTTGGAAAAGTGCTGGAGTTGTCTTCAACTGGTTCTGGAGCTCAAACAGTGAAGCACGGGCTCGGTAGAAGGATTGAAGGTTGGTTGGTGGTGGATTTGACAGCCCCGGTTACCGTCCATCGAATGACCGGCGATGATGACGTCATGGTGAGTTTTTTTCTGGGCGGAGCATGCTCAGCAAAGGTCCTGGTGTACTAATGGCACTTCAGCCGCAAAGGATGTCAATCCCGATTGTGGGCGGACAAGAGCAGTCGATTGCGTCTGAATTGGTTGATCCGCCACTGCTCACCGTTGCGCAGAACGTCATCTACGAACGTCA